CTAATAACTACAACGCTAATTAAGAACTGATTAAAATTGCTAAAAAATAGGATATATATAAGGAATAAATATAAATAAGAAAAAAGCCCAAATATTCATATTCAATCAGATTATCTTATTTTTTAACTTTCTCAACTTTCTCAACCTTCTTAACCTTTTGACAACTTTTATTCGATTTTAAATTTTTGTTTTGAAAAACTCAAAAAAATAAATCCCTATAGATATTTTTTGAGGGGGTACGTCAAAAGGTTAAGAAGGTTAAGGAGGTTAAGAAAGTTGAGATGTTAAGAAAGTTGAGATGTTAAGAAAATGTTAAAGGTCTTGCTCGTGTCAGGTCGCTGGCAGCCCTGCAAAACACCTGTAGAAAATCCGTAAGGAAAAGGGGTTTACTTTTAGGGGGAGGTGGTATATAATATAAGTATAAGGTGCGAGACACCTAATAAAAAAAAATAATAGTCGAATATAAGAAAGGATGGTAATTACTATGGCAAAGAAATTTGAGGTTGAGGTAACTGTTCCTGAAGGATTAAGCGCTGGTGACACGTTCACTATTGAAGTCGAGGCTCCTAAGAAGAAACCGAGAGGACAACTAGCTGGTATCGCTCTTGTAGACATGACTGATGAGCAACTTAAGCGTGAGATTATCAACGCAAAATCTGTTTTATACAAAGCTAAGCAACGTGGCGCTTCTGAAGAAACTATCGCAAGAAACCAAGCGCGTGTTGATGCAGCTTTAGCTGAGAAAGCTAAACGTGCTGGTGTTGAAGCTGAGGTCGATGCTCCTAACGTTGAAGCTGCTTTAGAAGGTAACGACAGCGTGTATGACGAACAAGCTGCAACTGAGATTTAATCTCTGAGGGCCTGCGGGTATTCATATTGAGTGCTCGCCGGCTGATTAAAGCACATAGACTCTAGATGCTTGCGAGCCTGAGTCATTACTTTATGTGCTTTAATCAGTCGGTGAACAATCTTCATTGACTAGTAGCACCGCGGAGCATAACTACTGTGTAGTTCATCCCTACCATAGTTTAACACATGTGCCGCGGCTCTCCTTTTATGATGTGATAGAGTAGCTCTCTGAGTATGACCTTATAAACGTCTTGTTTAAATTTATCAATATGCTTCCGTAGCTCAATGGATAGAGCACTCGGCTACGAACCGAGAGGTTGGGGGTTCGATACCCTCCGGATGCACCATTAGTCTTAGCGCCGGTCTTTCGATTGGCATATAAGCCACACCTCACTTTCAGCCGGCGCTGAGACGATTTTTAAAAAGACTGAGTGCTTCTTAGGGTTATAGGATTACATGCGTAATTACTCCCCTTTGAAAGCACTCTTTATTAAGGCTGAGACTTTATTTTACGAATTAAATTTTAGAAGATGGCCCACTGGAGGTGTTTGTATGGCCGAAGTATGGAGAGATGTTGTAGGTTATACAGGTCGCTATGAGGTATCTAATTTAGGGAATGTTCGCAATTACTCCACTAAGAAACTGCTTACCCCGCGAATTGAAGAAGGCTATAGAAAAGTTATGCTATGCAGGGGTGCTCTTGACAGGAAGTACGTTAAGATTGCTAGATTAGTAGCTGAAGCGTTTATACCAAATCCTTTGAACCTAACCAAATCCTTTGAACCTACCACAAGTAAATCACAAGGATAGAGTGCGCAGTCATGACTATGAGTATAATCTTGAATGGTGCACAAATCAGTATAATAGTGAGCATGCATTAGGCAAGCCTGTTATAGTTCTTAATGAAGAAGGTGTGCCATTATCAGTTCATCCATCTGCTACTAAAGCTGCTGAGCAATATGGATATTCGCCACAGTTAGTTAGCAAAAAGTGTAAGACAGGTAGGCCAACGAGAGACGGACTTACTTTTGTGTACTTTGAAAGCTTGAGGAGGTGTCTAGACTGAGAAATAAAATATTGATTTCTAGAAACTGCGTTGAAGTTCAGTGCGACCGCAATGATTTGGAAACGCAGAAACTAATGACTAACATCTACCCTATTCACGTAAACAGAATAAAAACTAAATACAGAATGTCCATACATATAGTGCCTGAGGTGCTTAAGCTATTGCGAGGTATTGATGTAGATAACATACACACCGCGCCGCCTCAAGTTCAGGAGTACTTTTATAAGGAACTGGCCATTAGAAGTAATGTAGAAGATTTGATTAAGAACGGGCCAAGGGAGTCCTTTAAGGTAAACGAACATTTGACGCTTATGCGCCACCAGCAGCTGGGACGAGAGATTGCTAGATACCAGGATAGGTATGCGTTCTTTTATGACACACGTACAGGTAAGACGCCTCTGTCATTATCAATAATGTACGACGACATTGTAGCTAACCCTACACACAAGTGGTTAGTAGTATGTCCGTTAATTCTTATTGAGAATGCGTGGATACCTGACGCAGCTAAGTTCATACCAGAAATTAAGGTTGTTAGTTGCCACGCCGCAACGCCTGCAAAGCGTTTAGAGCGCATCAATTCAGAAGCAAACATTTACGTGACAAATACTGAGTCATTTGTTAGATACCGAGAACACTTCGATAAGTTGCACTTGACTGGTTGTATTATTGACGAGAGTTCTGATATGAAGAGTCCGAAGTCAAAGGTAAGCAAAGAGCTTGTAGATTTTGCGCAGACTCTAGAACGCTTCTATCTTTTATCTGGTACGCCTGCACCTAATGGTGAGCAGGAATATTACATGCAGCTAAGAGCTGTGGACTACTATGGTATACAGCAAAGCTATTCACAGTTCAAGAAGCATTACTTTGTTAATATGTCTTACAATCCACAGTATGAAAAGCTGGCTTTAAGACCAGACAAAAAGGACGAGCTCTTTTCCTTGATTAGGAAGTATGCTTTGTATGTAGATAAAGAGGACGTTCTTACAACGCCTGGTAGAACATTTCATGAGGTGGAATTTGAAATGCCTGCTGAGCTTAAGAAGCACTACAACAAGCTTAAGAATGAGTTGTACATGGAAGTAGGAGATGGACTTAGAATTACAGCGCCTAGTGCAGCTGCAAAACTTAATAAGCTTAATCAGGTAACCTCAGGATTCATAATCGATACACAAGCAGTAAAGGAGAACAAATTCTATGATGATTCCAGTTTACAGGAGTGGTATTTACTCGATAAGTATAGGTTCGACAGACTTGCTGTTCTACTTGAAAACGAGTGTAGAGGTGAGCAAGTGCTCATCTGGGCAAACTACAGGAAAGAGTTTGAACTTATTAGCGAAATGCTCGGTGACAGGTGTAGATGTGTCTATGGGGGCACATCAATACAAGATAAGAATGATGCAATCCAACGGTTCAAAGACGGACGCATTCAATATCTTATTGCCAATCCTGCTAGCGCTGATAAAGGACTGACACTTACAAATGCTCATATAGCGATTTATTTCAGCTTGAATTGGTCATATGAGCTTTTCAAGCAATCTATGGAACGAATATACGGTCATGTGATGAAGCAACCAAAGCATTGCGATTACTACGTAATGATTGCTAAAGGAACTATTGATAGGGTTCTATATAGCGATGTACTTCAAGGTAAAGGTGAAGCAAGCTACGCAGTACTTAATCACCTAAAAGGAGGAAATATATAAGATGAAGAAAAACAGCAAATTACCATCACCCCAAGTTTACAGCGACGAAGCAACGTTGCTGAGAAAAGTGATGGAATGGCTTGAGCCACAGAAGCGAGAGCGAATTAAAGCTATTCGTGTTTGTGACAGATACAACAAAGGTTACTCTGATATATTCATATGCGTACATGGCGTGTTAGTCCTTGCTGAATTGAAGGATGCCACTGGTACTCCGTCGCCTCACCAGGAAATATTCCTCAATGAGATGCGCGCCGCCGGAGCTATAGGAGGGATTTGTAGGTCTGTCAAAGATGTAGCAGACTTAGTCGAACAAGCTAAGCAACTAATTAAGTAAAAGGGGGAGTCCAATGCAGGGTGACGTCAATACAAAGATTGCTAGCAATGCTGGTTTAATCTTTAAACAATTGAAAAAGTTTAATCTTGCTAAGGACCCCGAAGCTGAGAGCATTGGATATGAAGCGTTATACACTGCATTGCTTACATATGACCAAAGCAAGAATATACAGTTTTCTACGTATGCTTCTGTATGTATCTACAATGCTTTGGGGTCGTATGTAAGAACGCTGAATAAACGGCGCCAGCTTGATATAATTTCATACAACAATATTGCTTATTCAGAAGACGGTACAGACCATGAGTTTGTAGATTTTCTTCCAACGTCTTCTGATGTAGAGCAGGACTTTATGAAGAAAGAACTGCGCAGAATTGTAAAGGAAGAATTTCAGAAACAGTATGATGCCCTGACAAATAAAAAGCACCAAGTTATATTATCGCTGTGGCGTGATTCAGAATATGAAGCTTCCATGGTATCGATAGCTAAACAAGCAGGTGTTTCTCAACCATATGTCAGTCAAGTCATAAATAGTTTCAAATTTAATTTAAGAAAGAAATTGGAGGAGTATTACTATGATTGAAGTCGCAAAAGTAATCGACCTAGTGTCAAGAACGTCAAGTACAAAGGACAAACAGTACTTGCTTAAGAAGAATGAGCAGGTCCCTGGTCTTAAGACTGTTCTTAAGTTCATTTATGACCCGTACACAAGAACAGGTATTTCCAAAGCCAAGCTTGCAAAGGCACTTAAGATGGCGGAAGCACGCGGTCCGTATAATGTAGGTGACGAGCCCTTCATTACCTACACACAGATGATTGACTATCTTAAGTCTCACACAACTGGTAATGACTCAGACCTTGCAATGGCGGCAAGTTTCATTAACTGCACCAAAGCAATGTACCCAGAGGCTGAATGGCTCGCTAGGGCTATTGTAACGCAGGAGCTTAAGATTGGCGTAACAGCTACAACACTGAATACAGTGTACAGTAAGAATTTTATACCTAAAATTGGCTGTATGCTTGGAACACCGTACAGCGACGTTGGGCCTGAGAAAACTAAGTGGCCATGCATCGTAACAGAAAAGCTTGATGGCATTCGCCGTATTCTTGTTAAAGAGAATGGGGTGTGTAGATTCTATAGCCGCTCAGGCCATGAAGATACTGGCCTTGTAGAAATTATCGAAGAAGCAAAGTATCTTCCTAACAATACTGTATATGATGGAGAGCTTTTGGCAGCCGGTACGTTTAAGGATTGCATAGCCCAACGCCAAGCTACAAACTCTATTGCAAACAGTAAGGGTGTGAAAACCGGTCTTACATTCAATGTATTTGATATGGTTCCACTTGATGAATTCAGGTCAGGTATCTCTGCTGATAACGCCTTGGTTCGTAAAGTCACTCTTGGTGCCACTTTAATGGATGAGAGTACCCAGATACTTGAGCCAGAAAAGTGGGCTGTGCTTATCCAGGCCTTTGGTATTCACCAAGAACTTAAAGCAATCAGGNCTGTACCTATCCTTGGCTTTGTTAAAAGCATGGCCGATGTTGAGCCAATTGTCAGCAAGATTTGGGCGCGTGGCGGCGAAGGTGTTATGCTTAACTCGTCCGTTGGTAAGTATGAGATTAAGCGCTCAAAGGAGCTTCTAAAGATTAAGCACACAGAAGAGCACACGCTTAAAGTTGTAGATATTCTTGAAGGCACTGGTAAGTTTGAAGGAATGATGGGTGCGCTAGTTGTAGACTACAACGGTAATAAATTAGGTGTAGGCTCAGGTTTCAGCAATGCGCAGCGCCAAGAAATTTGGGACAATCCTGATAGGTACATCGGCCGCAGCATTGAGATTGACACATTTGGTGAATCTACAAATGCTCTTGGTGAGAAATCTCTCAACTGTCCTATCTTTAAGAGATTTGTAGGAGAGGAGGAGTAAAGATGCTTTTAGTAGTTCAAATTGTGTCTGTTCTAGCTGCAATTATTTGCATTGGACAGGCTATCAAAGATAGTGCAACAAAGTTTGACAAGATTACATTCAGTATTTTCTGTTATATTTTCTTGGCCATTTGCATTATTCTACAGGGGGTGAAATAATGTTACTTATTTCAATAGACGGCGCATGT